GGTGAAATAGGCAATGTAAAACAGGTAAACAAAGGAGCGACAGATGCGTCGCGTTAAAGATACCGTCACAGGTGATTTATTCATGGTGCCAACACCGGTTGGCAATACGCCTGGCAGCTTGGCTTGCAGAGTTGAGATCGCACACTGCATGAGTGAAGCTCTAACAGGGCACGACCGCTACGACGTGGCTACACAAATTAGTCGTCTGACAGGCCGAGAAATCAGCAAGCATATGCTGGATGCCTATACAGCGGAATCACGTGAAACACATATTCCGCCTATTGATATCGCGATTGCCTTTGACTTGGCGACAGGTGGTGTGGCGATGCTTAATCTTTATGCCGCTAAGCTCGGTGCACGAGTGCTAATCGGTAAAGAATCCTTAGATGCTGAAATCGGCAAACTGGAACGACTTAAAGAAGATGCATCCAAAAAGATAAAAGAACTCAAGCGCGTGATGGGAGAAACAGAATGAGCGAGTTTTACATCCCACAAACACTCGAAAAACTCTGGGAAAACCCTGAGTACATCAATGCGCGTGATCGCCAGACTGAAGCCTATAAGCAAGCATTCTTTGCATCAGATCGTTACAAACAACTTCTGCTGCGGAACGCTCATTTGCGGCTGGCAGCTGAACGCAATTTACTAGAAGGCCAGAAATGAATCCAGGCCCATTGATGATGCCTTGCTGGTCAAGGTGCATAAGCAAATTAAACAGCAACAAATGCGTTGCAGACAATAGGTCTCGCGTATCGGTAGCCATATTCATTGCGACAAGTAGTTCATTTTCTGCATCTTGTAATGTAAATGGCGGCATGTTTTCTGTTTTCTCAATCATGAGGGTTCTCCTGGATATTCTGGTCGTGTGGAAACACCACTATACCAAGGGCTTGAACCCTCGCCAATTCAATCAGGAGGCAGCATGAAAACGCACTTCTCCTGCGCTGAACTTGCCGCAATGAAGCTGCCAGGGCTGCCAACGAGTGTGCCAGGTGTGCGCATTCGCGTACAGTCTGAAGGCTGGGCATCACGCCAAGTCGCATGCAAGGGCGGAAAAGGTGGTATGCGTACTGAGTATCAGCCGCCCAAGGCATTGCTTTCATCCATTATTAGCCAGCATATCAAGTCCTCCCCCGTCAGTGCGGTTACCCCCGCGCTGGCTTTGCCCAGTAGTGAAGTAACTACTGCTGGGCTTTTTTCTTCTGCTGTATTGCCTGTTGCGATACGGTCGCATGAGCTTAAAGACTGGCAGCGTAGCAGTGCCGAAGCCCGTGCTGCATTGATCGGTGAAGTGCGCCGCCTTGCGGTACTTGCCGGTACAGAAAAAGCCATTCAAGCAGTGGTCGCCCTGGCGGCTAATGGCGAATTGCCAGCACATCTGCAAGCGATGGTGTCGGTCGCCAATGCGAAATCGGGTGTAGATGGTAAGCGCACGCTGTCCAGACGCTCACTTTACCGCTGGATGAAAGAGGCTGAACAAGGCTTTACAGCGCTGGCACCACTGCAACGTGAGAACATGAAAGTGCCTGAGTGGGCACCAGCCTTGCTTAAGTTATTTCAGCAACCACAAAAGCCAGCGCTTAAATGGGTTATGGAGCAACTGCCCTCTGTATTGCCCAGCCATATAACGCCACCCTCCTATTGGGCTGCAAATCGCTTCATCCAAAAAATGAGCAAGGTGGATGTACAGCAAGGCCGCATGGGCAACAGAGAAATCAAGAACATCAAGCCCTTCGTTCGACGTGATACCAGTGAAATGTGGCCAGCAGATGCATATACCGCCGACGGACACACATTTGATGCTGAGGTTGCGCATCCTGCTCATGGCAGGCCGTTCCGACCAGAAATCACAACCGTGCTCGATATTGCAACACGCCGTGTGGTTGGCTGGAGCGTGGACTTGGCAGAATCGACCTGGTCTGTGCTCGATGCGCTGCGTCACGCATGTATTCAGCATGGGATCCCCGCTATTTTTTATGTGGATAACGGCTCTGGTTTCAAAAATGACGCCATGAGTAATGAAACAACAGGTTTTATGGCACGCTTAGGTATCACGATCACCCACAGCTTGCCTTACAACTCACAAGCGCGTGGACTGGAAGAGCGGTCACACCGGTCTTTCCTTGTGCGTGCAGCCAAATCACTACCTACTTACATGGGTGCGGATATGGACAGAGAAGCCAAGCAAAAAGCATTCAAAATTACCCGTGCAGATATCAAAACGGCAGGCGTATCAAAATTACTGATGCCCTGGAATGCCTTTTTAAACTTCATCAGCGAAGAGATTGAAAAAGCCAATAACCGTGAGCATCGCGGCTTGCCAAAAATCAGGGATGCCGCTGGAAAATTACGTCACCAAACGCCTAATGAAGCATGGGCATTGGCAGTTAGTGAGGGCTGGAAGCCAACGGAAATAGAAGCGCATGAGCAGCTAGATCTATTCAGGCCGTACAAGCTGGCAAAAGTAAATCGCGGCGAGGTCAAATTGTTTGGGAATACCTATTTTGATGCCGCATTGGCAGATCATCATGGCGACACCGTGCGGGTCGGGTATGACATTCTTGACCCACACCAGGTATGGGTACGTGACCTTGAGGGACGATTAATCTGTGTAGCAGCCTTTGAGGCAAACAAGCGCAGCTACTTTCCGCAGTCATTCATGGATAAGGCTAACGAGAATCGCGCTAAAGGCAGGATCAAACGCGCGGCCGCACATATTGAAGAGGCTGAGGCAGAGCTTAGCCAGACTTATGATGCTTTGCCTTTGATCGAAGCCAATACCTTGCCTAGCATGCCAGTAGTTCTTGCAGAAACGGTGCAAATCACTGAGTCAGCTACCCGTCCAAACCTGGCCACGATGGGAGATTACACACTGCTGACATGGCTTGCAGAGCACCCGGAAGACTGGACAGACGGATTCAGAAGCTACTTCAACAAACGCGCGTCAGAAGGCTCGCGCACGATAAACAACGCACTTGATGAATATAACTTATGGGGAGAACTGAATAAAACAGATTTTAGAGTTGCCGTCTGAACTGCAATCCAGACGGCTTTGAGGCAAACGGGGAGCAAACCCGTTTTTATAACAGCAGCAAATCGGAGTTTAACACATGAAAAAGCATTTCGTAAAAACCAGCAACTTTCTTACCTTCATCGACGGGATACAAGCTGTAGAAGCCCGTGGCGCAGCTGAAGCCAGCATGATGCTGGTCTTCGGTAACGCGGGTTACGGCAAGTCGGAAACGCTCGACCACTGGGCAACACAGGAAGACGCAATCTATCTGCGCGCCAATGTTGACTGGACACCTAAGTACTTTCTGATTGAGCTGGCGAAGTTCTTGCGTACTGATGCAGGTGGCACATCGGAGCAGCTATTTGCTCGTCTTTTAGCACGTATCGCCAGTGAGCAAATCCCTATCGTCATTGATGAGGCTGACCACTGCCTGCATAACAATGCGGCTGTGCTGGAGAAGATACGTGACTTTGCTGACCGTACTGAAACCCTGGTGATATTGGCTGGTATGGAAAAAATACAGGGCAAGATCGCCCGCCACCCACAGATCAGCAGTCGTATTGCTCGGGCGGTTGAATTTGCCGCATCTAGCCTGGAAGACACCCGCAAGCTTTGCGATGAACTCTGTGAAGTGAAGGTGGACGCAGCGCTGGTCGCTGAAATACAGCGCAGCACCAGCGGCCGCGTGCGTGAAATTCTCAACGCGATCGCCCTCGTCGAGGCTGCGGGGGTGCGTGCAGGCAAGTCCATCGTGACGCTCGAAGATGTCGCTGGTCAAGCCCTCACGCATGATTGGCAGGCGCGCCGTCCGAAACTGGTCAAGCTCGGCGGGGGGCGTTAAACATGGGTTTGATGCAAACACTTTTAACGGTTTTAGTGGAGCGGAGTGACGGCATCTCGCCAGCTGATGCAAGCCGTCTGGTTAAGCGTAGTCGCCAGGCCACACAAAAAGCACTGGCTAGTCTGGCAAAGCGTGAAATAGCCGTGGCCAGTAACGGCGTTTATCGGATTACAGATAAAGGCACGCAGTTTCATGCAGGTGGTGGGGTTATTAAATCTGGTCCATGCAAGGCGCGTGGTACGCCACGGCTTGTAGCAAACACGCTGCGCGCAAAGGTATGGCGGGCAATCCGCATTAAACGTAAATTCGGACTGGATGATTTGGCTCGCACTGTGCTGGATGGCACTGAAACAGCCATTGATCCAGTCAACAATATGAACCGATATGTTACCGCATTGGCACGGGCTGGATATTTGCAGGAAATGAAGCGACGCAGCGTAGGGACTGCACTGACTTCACCAGGCAGCAAGCGCTGGCTGCTGGTGCGGGATACAGGGTTAAAGCCACCTGTGCGCCGCCAAGCTGGCGGGGTTTATGACCAGAATGAGTGCCGCATGTATGGTTTAGGAGATGACCATGTGGCTTGAACTCTTACAAAAGGCGGTGGCTGCCAGCAATCGTACTCAAGTTGCTGCCACGCTGGGCGTTTCGCGCACCAGTGTATCGCTGTTGTTGAGCGGTAAATACGGTGCTGGCACCAGCAAGATGGCTGAACTCGTCATCCAGACATATACCCGTACCAGCTGCCCATACCTTGGCCGGGATATCCCGCAAAGCGAATGTGATAGCCATGCTAACGCAGCTATTCCCACCAGCAGCCCACGCGCAATGAAGCACTGGCGTGCATGTATAACCTGCCCTAACAAAAGGAGCGAATCATGAAATCGAATAAAGTATTTAACCTGGTACACACCCAGCAAATCAGTTTGCAGAATGAAGTGATCCGTATCTTGCGCAGCATAGGGCTGCAAGTGATCAGCGTGAGCCAGGACTCGCGCATGACGATAGAAATC